TGCTGAGACGGATGAAGCTGCCGAAGCTGAGGATACCCAAGAGGATGAAGCCCCCGAGGCTGAGGACGTAGCCCCTACGGCACTCTCAGACCTCGCCGCTCAGATCCTCCGAGACCACGACCTTAAAGTTGTCTTCCTCACCAGCGACGGCACCGCCTTCTACGGCTACTCCGATGCACTGAACTATGCGCAGACGCTCACGGTGAAGGACGTCTATCACTTCTTCGCCACCCCTCCTACGGATGACGAGCTGCGTGAGCTCCTCCCCCCATCACTCCGACCTAAGCACCTGCAAGCCTAACTATGAATAGTGTAAAGATCCTCCGACAGAATGGCGGTATCCCCGCCTCACTGCCAGGAGAAGACCACATCACGGGGATGCTTTTCTACCTCGCCACGCTCCCCACGGCCAAGTCGGGCGTCACCGATGGCTTCTCCGCGACCGAGCGCATCCGCCCCGTCTCGACCATCGAGCGTGCCGAAGAGCTGGGTATCACCCCCGACAACGCCAGCTGGGAGATCCGCCTGCTGCACTATCACCTCTCCGAGGTCTTCCGCACCAACCCCGGCATCATCCTCTACGTGGCCATCTACGCCAAGCCTGCGGGCGGGAGCTACACCTTTGCTGAGCTGAAGACCCTCCAGCGCTACGCCTCGGGTCGTCTGCGTCAGGTAGGCATCTGGCTCGGTGATAAGGTGGCTGATGCCTCACTCGTGACGACCCTCCAGGGCGTCGCCGACACCCTCGACAGCGAAGAGATGCCTCTGTCAGTCCTCCTCGCTCCGAAGGTCACCGCCCCTGTAGCCTCCCTGCCTACGAACCTCGCAGGAGGTGGCAAGAGCCGTGTGTCTATCCTCATCGCCCAGGACGGCGAAGGCGTGGCCAAGACCCTCTATACCGATGCGGCCAACAATGCGGCCAAGGCTTCGGTCTCTGCCCTCGGCACCTTCCTCGGTATCCTCTCCCGCGCTGCCGTCCATCACTCCATCGGCTGGGTGCAGCAGTACCCTCTCGGGCTGGCCCTCCCCGCCTTCGGCGACGGGACGCTCCTGCGTGCCCTGGACAAGGCCGTCGTCGACACCCTCGACAAGGCGCGCTACATCTTCGCCGTTACCTACCCAGCTATCGGCGACTGCTACGCCTCCGACAGCCACACCCTCGATGAGCCCACCAGCGACTACAACGCCATCGAGCGTGTCCGTACGATGGACAAGGCCGTCCGCGGAGTGCGAAAGTACCTCACTCCCGAGCTGGGCGGCAACATCTATATCGACAAGGAGACGGGCAAGATGCAGGACTACACCGTCAAGCACCTCGAGGGGGTAGCCTCTCGAGCCCTCGAGGAGATGGAGCGTGCCGGTGAGCTCTCAGGCTACCGCGCTTACATCAACCCTGAGCAGTCGGTACTGGCCACCTCAACTGTCGAGGTCGTCATCCGCGAGATCCCCACGGGCGTCCTTCGATCCCTGAACGTCAAGATTGGTTTCACCACCAAACTCTAAATAACCTATGGCAACAGTAGATAGAAACGGTATCCCCTTAGTCAACGGCATCCTCTATGGCTGGGCTGAGGTCCTTGTCGCCATCGCTGGCGTGCCCCTCACGGGCATCACCTCGGTCGAGTATGCCGACAAGCAAGAGGTCTCCAACAAGTACGGCGCAGGGCGCTACCCCGTAGGCCGTGGCCTCGGTCGTATCTCCGCCGAGGCGAAGATCACCCTCTACCTCGAGGAGGTCATGGCACTGCAGGCGAAGAGCTCCAACGGCCGTCTGCAAGACCTCGGTATGTTTGACGTCTCGGTGAGCTATCTGTCTCCCGCTGGTGTCGTCATTACCGATGTCGTCAAGAACTGTCACTTCTCCGAGACCTCGCGTAAGGCGAGCGAAGGGGATACAGATATCAAGGTAGATCTCACCCTTACCCCCTCTCACATCGTGTGGGGCGCTAAGGGGGCTTAAACACCGATTAAACGAAGATTAACTATGGAACAAAAGCGCATCGGGGAAGCCTCCCCCGAAGAACTCCTTACCCTCAAAGGCAAGTATGGGAAGGTCAAGATGGTCGAAGTCGAAGACGAGGATACCATCTACTTCATCTACCTCAAGCGTCCCGACTTCGCCACCCTCAAGGCCGTCACTAAGGTCGCCAAGACCGACGAGCTCGAGGGTACGAAGATCTTCCTGCAGAACTGTATGGTTGCTGGGGCTCAAGAAGTCCTCGAGGACGGTGTCCTACTCGTGGCGGCTGCTTCGGCTGCCTCCTCACTCCTGACCTCAGCTAAGGCAACGCTAAAAAACGCATAGAGGCGCACGCCCTTGACCCCGACGATGCCAGCGATGGCATCGTCAAGGGGTGCGCCCTCATCAGACACTACCTCCATCTCGACCCCGACGCCCTAAACGAAGAGGACTGGGCCAGCGCACTGACCCAGTCCCTATGGCTGGAGAATCGGTATATGGAGGTGATGAAGTCGTCTATTGCCTCTGCTCTCTCTGGCAAAGACGGTTAGTTGTCACTGTGAGCTGACCAGAAGTTGATAAAGCTATCAGATAGACCGCCCTCCTCCTTGCCTCTCAGAGAGTCAATGAACGACATCACTCCAGCAATGGGGATCATCAGTAAGAAGAGCATCGCCAGAATCGAGAATAGGACTATTACAGCCATATATAGATAGCCGAAGATTTCTACAAGCATTATCGTTTCGTCTTTAGTTCACCCGCTAAGATAGCCATTTAGTATGAATACCTCCTCCTTCAATTATCTCTTCGGTATTGACGGCAACTTTACCGTCAAGATGGAGGAAATGAATCGAGCCACGGGCGAGTTTACAGCTCAGGTGCAGAAGTCTCAAAATACCTTTGAGCGCATCATTGGGCTTGCAGGGAAGGTCGATATCCTTAGCGATGGTATCGTCAAGACTACGCAAGCCCTTGCCTCCTTCGGTCAGTCGGGCATTGCCCTCAATACCTCGATGACCGACCTTCAGGCCGTCACGGGGGTCACGGGCGAGGGTCTCAAGCAGATTGAGAGCTATGCACGTGACACGGCTAAGGCTTTCGGTATAGATGCAGCGGGAGCGGTGGAGTCCTACAAGCTCATCCTCGGACAGCTCTCCCCAGAGCTGGCGAAGAGCCCCATAGCCCTCAAGGCGATGGGCGAGCATGTGGCGACGCTCTCTAAGCTGATGGGTGGTGACGCCACGGCAGCCGCTGAGACGCTAAACACGGCGATGAACCAGTACGGCGTCGACCTCTCCGACCCCATCAAGGCAAGTGAGGAGATGGCGCGTATGATGAACGTCATGGCCGCTGCTGGCCAGGAAGGCTCTGCCGAGCTTCCACAAATTAAGGAAGCTCTTGAGCAGGCTGGTATGGCCGCCAAGGGTGCAGGTGTCAGCTTCGAGGAAGCCAACGCAGCTATCCAGGTCCTTGACAAGGCGGGGAAGAAAGGTAGCGAGGGCGGTATCGCCCTGCGCAACGTTATAGCGACCCTCTCTCAAGGGCGATTCCTCCCCAAGGATGTCCAGAAGGAGCTGAAGAAAGCCGGCATCAGCGTCACCGACCTGGCAGACCGAGGCAAGAGCCTCAAGGAGCGTCTCGAGCTCCTGCGACCCGTGATGAATGATGCCGCCCTCTTCTCCAAGCTCTTCGGCAAGGAGAATACCAACGCCGCTATGGCTCTGGTCGGTGGCACCGAGGAAGTAGGTAGATATACCGAAGCTATCCAGGGCACGCAGTCAGCCAATGATCAGGCTGCTGTCGTGATGGAGGGATTTGCCGAGAGACAAGCTCGCATCCGCCAGCAAATAGAGGACTTCAAGATCTCAGTATTCAATGCTACGGGCGACGTATATCTATGGGCTGGAGCTCTATCTGACACGCTCATACCGCTCTCTCAGCTGATGCCTCTGCTGTCTGGAGCCTACCCCATAATAAAAGGCGTATCTATATGGATCTTCCAGGGTGCAAAGGGTCTATTTCTCTTCGGTAAGGGTGCACTTACTGCCCTTGTCAATGTCGGTAAGCTGGCTGTGACTCTCCTGACCAAGGGCTTATCTGCATTGGCTTACTATATAGGCTCACTTGTGACGGGAGGATCAGCACAGTTGGGCTTTGCTGCGATGTCGCAGATAGCATTTAGCTCGTTCAAGGCGGCGGCAGTCACGGCTTGTCGTACCGTCAGCGCAGCCATCATGTCTATCCCCCTCATCGGGTGGATAGCCGCTGCTATCGCTGCTATCGTAGCCCTCGGGGTGTACTTCTGGAACACATCTGCAAAGTTCCGTGCCACGCTCAAAGGCCTGTGGGCTTCATTCAAAGCTGTGTTCTCCAATATCTGGGATTTGGCAAAAGAGGTCTTCGGTAGTATTAGCGACCTTATTAAAGCGGCCTTCTCTCTTGATGCCGATGGCATCTCCGCTGCCATCAGTAAGATGACAGGAGCCTTCTCGAAGTTCGGTAAGGAGACGGGTAATGCCTTCCAGGAGGCTTACGACCAAGAGATAAAAGACAGCCTTGCTAAGGCAAAGCAGCAGAAAGATGATGAGGGTGCTTCCGGTGACCTCTCAGATACCATTAGCAACGTCGACCTCCCAGTGATACCTACTCCTGGCGGTGGTGGCGGAGGCTCAACTGACTCCTCCAGCAGACATTCGGGTGGTGGTGGCTCAGGCAAGGCGACCAACGTAACTATCCATATCGGCAAGCTCGTCGATAACCTCACCATCAAGACCTCCAACCTGTCAACCGACCCATCCGAGGTCAAGGGCATCATCACCGAGCTCCTGATCTCCGCAGTCAATGACGCCAACCTCGCAATACAGTAACTATGCTAACCATTATCCAAGGCAACGACACAACCGTATCGGTGCTGCTGCACAGCCAGTCACTCACCCTCCCAGACAACGAGGGCGGGAGCTATGTCGAGCGGTCAAAGATAGACCTCAGCCAGGCAAAGGATGTTTCTGTTCGACTCATCCCTTACATGCGCTGGCGACCTATCACACCTTCCTTCGAGGTCAAGGGTAGTACGATCAGCATCCACTACCCAGCGTCAATTCAGCTGGTAGGTAAGTGGGATGTCGAGATCACCTTCCTAACATCCGAGGGCGGTGGATACCGCCAAAACAGAGTGCGTCAGTCATTCGCCGAAGTCATCGCCTGCGCCAAGGGAGCTAATAGCCCCGAGGCCTACGTCATCACGGCCGATGTCGCTCAAGCTGTGCAAGGCGCCAAGGGGGATCCGGGTGACAAGGGGGATCCAGGGAAAAGTAGCTACGAGATGGCACAGGAAGAGGAAGGCTTTACAGGCACAAAGCAGGAGTATCTCGCAAGCCTCCACGGCGCGCCCGGTAAAGACCTCTATCAGGCAGCTGTCGAGCGTGGCTATAAGGGGACCTTTGATGACTTTCTTGAGACGCAAAAGGGAGCACCTGGTGCCCCTGGGAAGAGTAACTACGAGCGGGCGAAGGAGCTTGAGGGCTTTCAGGGCACGGAGTTAGAGTACCTCGCCAGTCTGCACGGAGCACCAGGAGAGGGCATATACAAGATGGCTGTCAGAAAAGGATTCACCGGATCAGAGGAGGACTACCTCAAGAGTCAAAAGGGGAAAGATGCCTACGACGACTACCTCGAGACAACAACTGATAACCCCAAGAAGAGCAGAGGCGAGTGGGCTGCTATCAACGCCATCACGACCCAATACCTATACCGTATAAATAAAGGCACTGAAGCGCTTATGAACGAGCAAACGATGTCGGCAGACCAGCTCATGGAGCTGGATCGCCACCGACGCAACATAATCAATGCCCTGCGAGCGAAGGGGGCGCAGGTATCCGAAGGCGACGGACTGGAAGCGCTGGAGGCGAAGATCGGAGAGCTAAATACCTACGTGCCGATCATATTTCGCGCGCAACAGTTCCTCGACGGGAAAGATGCATGGTTCCCGACGATGCAACTCTACGAGAGCTATCGACCAGCTGATCTCAGCTATTGCTTCGCGCGAAATCCATTCCTGACAAAGCTGCCAGAGGTGCGAGGCATAGAAAATGCAGCTAACGTATCCAACCTTGCTAATGGGTGCAGTGCGCTGACCAGCGTCTCACTGCCAGACCTCACATCGGCACAGAGCGCTGAAGGGTCCTTTATGGGCTGTTCTGTTTTGGGAACAGCTACGATAGGCAGCATGCCCAAAGTAACAGCTGTAAATGGCTTCTTTCAGAACTGCCAATCTCTGGAGACTGCGACAATAGGCAGCATGCCCAAGACAGCGAACACGAACCTAATGTACTACAACTGCACCTCGCTGAAAAGCATATCTCTCGACCTCTCAGGGGGAGAGATCACAAGCTCGGAGCACATGTTCAGCGGTTGCTCAAAGCTTACAGCTATAACGGGTGTAATAGATCTCACCAGATCGCAAAGAACAGGTAACATGTTCAGCGGTTGCTCGTCGCTCGAGGAGGTGCGCATCAAGGGCCTTAAGGTTGACATCGACCTCTCTGCGTGCGTCAACCTCTCCACGGAGAGTGTCAAGTACCTTGTTGATAACCTGCAGCAGACTGCGGGTAAGAGTATATCGCTGCCTCGCTCGTGGCAACAGGAGCACCCTACAGAGGCGCGTGACAGCGCAAAGGCTGCTTCGCAAAAGGGATTCACACTTAACTTCCGATAGATATGATCGAGCTAATTGCACCTGACGGATATATGTACGTCAATAGGAGTCACAGCCTCATCGGCTACTATCAATTCTGCCCTACACAGGCTGATGCTGACCTTTGGGTACTAACCCCAGAGGCTGAAGCCTTAGCCCTGGAGGATCAGTGGAAGGAGGCGAATGAGCAAAAGAGACTGGAGGAGGAGCTGCGCCATAGTGAACTAACTTATACGACCAAATATGACAGCACGAGAACGTGAGGAGAAGCGCGAGTTAGCGCGACTTCTCTACCTCCAAGGTAAAGAGCAGAAGAGCATAGCTGTGAGTGTCAATGTCTCGGAGGCGACTATTTCGAAGTGGGTGCAAGCTGGTCAGTGGCAGTCGCTACGCGCTGCCCAGCACATTACCCGCCCAGAGCTGGTGAATAAGATCTTGCTCTCAATCGACAAGCTTCTCACCGATGCACTCAATAGTAATGCCCCCGCAGCTGCAGCAAGCCTCGGCAAGCAACTAAAGGGTTTCAGCGATGCGATCGAGAAGCTCGATAAGAAGGCTAACGTGGTCACGGCCATTGAGGTGTTTATCGCCTTCGGCAAATGGATGGAGCACCGCATGTCCATCGATACAGACCTCACGCCAGAGCTCATTAAGACGATCACGAAGTACCAAGACCTCTACGTCACCCAGCTGATGGCGTCCCCCAACCAATAGCAATGAGTACTCTACCAACCGTCCTCCCGATCTCCATCACTGCGGGTAAGGTGATGCTTTACCGCTTCCCCGGCAGTGGTAAGGGCGCACACTCCTATAATAAAGAGGGGCGGGAGTTTGCTCCTTCGCCCGTCGGTGTGCCTATCACAGATCCTGCCGACTGGCTCGGAGCCTACACGCTTTGCCCGCTCCTCCTTCGTCTCGAGGACGGTACAGAGCTGAGTATCCCTGACGCTGTGGTGGCGATGACCCGCACAAAGAGTATCGTCACGACCCAAGTGGTGGGGATGGTGGGCACCGTCAAGGAATATATCTCAGATGGCGACTTCGATATCAATATAGCTGTCGGTATTCAGGGCGTAGAGGACGGGAAGGTCGCCAACGTCTACCCCGAGGAGGGACTTCGCGAGCTCCGCAAGTTCCTTGAGGTAGACAAGCCTATCAGCGTTCAGAGTGCCTTCTTCGACCTCTTCGAGATCAACCGCCTTGTCGTCAAGAGCTACTCCCTGACCCAAGGCACTGAGAGCAACTACCAGGAGCTAACCATCAGCGCGCTCTCAGATAACGAATACAACGTCTTCTCCACCGACTACTAAGCTATGTATCGTCTTACCGCACGCGTTGAGATCGAGTCTGAGCGCAAGTGGGTAATCGACAAGATTACCGCCTGCGAGATCGAGCGCTCAACAGATGACCTCACCGACACCTGCAAGCTCACGCTCCCCAAGCGTATGCTTTGGGATAGCAAAGAGGGTGCACCGCTCCGCCGTGGCGACAAGGTGCGCATATCCCTTGGTTATGATGATGACTTGCAGCTTGCCTTTGTCGGCTATATCCGTGAGGTTGGATTCAAGACCCCTGTAGTCATCGAGTGCGAGGATGAGATGTACCAGCTCAAGAAGCAGGCGACGGTCAAGAAAGCCTATCGCAATGCCTCTCTATCGCAGATCCTCTCCGACCAAGGGATCACCGATTTCAAAGTGCTCGGTGAACAGACCCTCGGAGCCTACAGAATCAAGGCAGACAACGTGGCCGCTCTCCTCGGAGAACTTAAGGAGCAGGGGGTGCGTAGCTTCTTCCGATACGAGGACGGTAAGCCCATCCTTTATGCGGGTGTAGTCTTTGACCGTGAAGCGTCAGGCAAGCCCTCGCAGGTCATCGCCTCAGGGCTCAACCTCATCAGCGACTCCTCTCTCAAGGAGCAACACGGGGACACTATGCGCCTCAAGATTAAAGCCATCTCCTTCCAACCAACGGCAAAGAAGGGGAAGACGAAGAAGATCAAGCTTGAATTAGGCGATGCTGACGGCGAGCTCCGTACCCTCCATACCTACGGCAAGAGCGAATCAGAGCTCCGTGCCTGGGCTGAACAGGAGATGCAGCGCCTGAAGCGTGACGGCTTGGCTGGCAGTGTCACGACCTTTGGAGCTAAACTCCTTGATAAGCTCGACACCGTAGGCATCATCATTGACGGGGCAAAGAAGGGTGTCTATCAGGTAAAGAAAGTAACCATCAAGTACGGCACCGAGGGTCTTCGCCAAGACGTGACTCTCGGTACCCGTGTAGCAGACTAATATGAGCCAAATAGCAAGACTCATCGGACAACTCTCAGGCACGACCTCCCCCGTGCTGAAGGCGTGCATCGTCACCGCCGTAGACCACACCTCACGCAGTGTCGACTGTGAGCCCTTGGACGAGAGCGCACCCATCCTCGGCTGTTCGCTCCAGGGAGACCAAGAGGGCGAAGAGGGCTTCCTGCTCCTCCCTCAGGTAGGTAGCTACGTCATCGTCGGTCTCGTCGATGGGCAAGACACGGGTGCCGTGCTACTCACCGACACCCTCGAGGCACTGGAGCTGAAGATAGGCGACAAGACCCTCCACTTCTCCTCCGAGGGGATCGTCTTCAATGGGGGGAAGCTCGGCGGCATCATCAAGATAGAAGAGCTGACCACGAAGCTCAACACCATAGAGCAGGACATCAACGCCCTCAAGCAAGCCCTCTCCTCCTGGACACCTATCCCTTCCGATGGCGGTGCTGCCCTCAAGGCTGCCGTCACCTCGTGGTCAGCCAAGCAACTCCAGCAGAGCAAGCGCGAGGACTACGAAGACCATAACATCAAGCACTAACAAAATACCCACTCATCTCCTCATTCTATGTTAGGCATCCTTCTCTCTATCGACGCAGGCGACTTAGACCTCTCTAAGGGACGTCTATCCCTTGGAGAGGTGCGCGAGCAGACAGCGGCCTTTCTACTCGAGGCCGTCCCTGGCGAGTTTGGCGAATATCCGACGCTGGGGCTTGCCATCCGCAAGCATCTGGCGGGCCCAGGAGACCCGATGCTCCCAACCGCTACCATCAAGCAGATGCACTACTGTAGCATCCCCGCAGATCAATTCATTCAGACGCCTTCTGGCTACGAACTCACATTCAAGTAATTTACTATGTCCCGCTCTATCTCAGATATCCGTCGTGAAATAGCCGCTGCCTATATCGCTGACCCGACCGTCCAGCGCTCCTATAAGCTTGACACGAGGAAGACCTATGATGAACAGTTTAGTAAGGTCTCCCTGGAGAGCATCTTGTTCTGGGCCTTCGCTTCGGCAGTGTGGACCTTGGAGGTACTCTTTGATAAGCACCGCACCGAGGTAGCTCGGCTCGTCAGCGAAGCAGAGCCACACACGCTCCGCTGGTATGCCCAGCGTGCCAAGGATTACCTCCACGGTCACGCCTTGCCACCTTATAAAGATCGATACGACCTCTCCACCATCACCCCCGAGGAGCAGGAGCGCGCTGCCGTGGTGCGCTATGCCGTCGCGTCGGAGTATCAGGGACTCGTGACTCTTAAGGTCGCAGGAGCAGACTCCAAGGGGGCTCCAGTTGTACTATCTGATAGCATTGTTACGCCACTGACTGCATATATGGCGATGATCAAAGATGCAGGGGTGCCTCTTCGTGTAGTGTCTTCCCCGGGAGATGAACTGAAGCTATCCTTGGTGGTCTATGTCTACCCAACGCTGATGTCGTCTGACAAGCCCACAGAGTCGCTCGACAAGGAAGTCCGATCTGTGATAAACAGTAGTATATCTGGGTTGCCATTTGACGGTATCTTTCGTACCTCGGACCTGGTCGTTGCCCTCTCAAAGGTACCGGGAGTCGAGGCTTCTACGATCTCGGAGGCATCAGCTCGTCCTTCTACCTATGATAGCTTCAGCTCTTTCAATGGATATCACCGCCCATCGGCTGGCTACTACAATCTCACCTCTCTACAAATTAACTATAAGCCCTATGAGCCCTACACCTAACATCGAGTGGCGCAAGATCATCTCTGATGCGCTCCCGTCTTTCCTGCGAAAGCCCCTGCTTATCGCCTTGCTTCTGGCTGCTACCGCTCCACTGAGGTCCCTGTATGCTCTTGTTGAGCGAGCTATCCATGAGGATAGATATCGTCTTGATCATAATGGTCAGGTATGTAGCCTTCTCGGGATGCTCGAGGAGAAGTATCCCTCATCTCGAGGCATCCACTATCGCATTGAGGACATTGTTCCCTCGGGGCATTTCGTAGATACCTTCAGTGGTGTCCGTAGCGGATCTCCCGTGGCGCACCCTAATCGCTCCCCTAAGGTGCTTCGCGCATTCACAGGGTCTACTAATGTAGATAGATCGGGCTTCCGTGTGTATGTCCCCCGAGATGTGTATAACACGAGACTGTCTGATGTGATGTGGCTAGTAGAGCAGTATAAGCTGCCGACACGACGCCCTGTCTTTATCCCAACCGACAACTAATTAATCACCCCCTAATCACTATTTAAGTTAAGCTATGAATACAGCGAACTATCTCACGGCGGTAAACCGTGCGGGAGAGGCAGGTCACTATCCTCTCTCCACAGAGACTCTCGACTTCATTCAGCAGCAGATCGGTCTGCTCTCTAACCTCGCGCAGCTGTCAGGGACGAAGACGGTCATGCTCAAGACTCCGACAACTACAGAGACAGGTGTTGCGATCCTTTCCGGCGAGGTCGTGGAAGTCGCTCGCTTATCTGCACCACTTGTGCCAAACGCATCCTATAAACTGGAGCTCAAGCAGACTAGCGTAGATGTATCCACCGCAGACGATGTGTATAAGGGTGCGCGGACTATGCGTGTCGCAACTCTGGTAAAGCATGAAGATGGCACTATGACGACTAACTCTATGCTGTATCTGTCGGATGGGACAAAACGGATAGGAAAACTCTCGGATGATATTGACAGTCTGTTCGAGAAAGTTGGTCAATCTTCTGTTATCGTTGATAACTTGGTTGGTGTGCCCTTGTACGATGTCACAGATGCACACTTTATGAAGGGCTTCCCAGTGTACCATGTCATAACCTTCCCAGAGTCGTACCCTGGATATGATAGTCCCAAGCATCCTTTCTACCGCGGTAACCCTAGAGATGAACTCAGGGGGGCTATCCTGGTTAGCCAGATTGTCGACGTAGTCGGTGCTGGTCGCCCAGGGCTCTCGCAAACTCTCACCACTCGCCATGGTGTCGTCTATGAACGATTCGTTGCGCCTCAGTTTAGTAATGGTAAGTTCTCCACCGAGGCCTTAGAATCAGATATCCCGTGGCATGCACGTCCAAATTCTATCATCGGTACACTCTCTAAAACGAAGGGCGGTGAATGGGTTCGCTCTGGAATTATGCTATATGGTGATCTCGTCTCACAAGGGACGACGCTGAAGCTGCGTAATAATCGCCACTCGCTTCTGCGACCAGAGAGGTGTTGTCTTCAGGTGTCAGTGTCAATCCCTCAGGCTGGACCTATGAGTAACGTCACTTGGTCGCTGACCCCTAACGAGGGCCTTGAGCTGACCCTGCCGAGTTCTTGGTTTGATAATCAATTCACGAGCATCACGATCACGGCTATTGCGCTCCCGATCGCACAGCTTAAGTAACCATCAGCGCACTCATAAACGCAAAGCGGTGAAGCATTCTGTTGCTTCACCGCTCTTTCTATATTCAGGGAAATTCCGCTACAATTCGTTTTCCCATCTTGCCTCATTTCGTTTCGGAAAACCCGCCTCATTTCGTTTTCCGCATTATACATATACGAAAAAATATTTCCGCATATACGAAAATTTCCCTCCGTATATACGCCGTGGAATACCCGTATATATGGCGTGATATTTCCTCGGCATTTGCATAGCAAAGCGCCCCGCCTGCAGGTCTTTCTGCGGGCGGGGCGCCTTTGCTTTTAGGGGATAGGGCGACTATTTGCGGTAGCGCTTCGAAAGGTCTTCGAAGTAATCGATGCGTCGGTCGCGCAGGAAGGGCCACCAGCGGCGTACCGATTCGCTTCGCGTGAGGTTGACTTTGACGATCTGGATCGCTTCTTCTTGCCCCAGCTCGCAGAGCAATTCCCCCTGCGGGCCAGCGACGAAGCTGCGCCCCCAGAAGCGGATACCCTTGGTCTGACCCGATGGGTCTTCTTCGTGGCCTACACGGTTCACCGTGATCACGGGGAGGCCATTGGCTACGGCGTGACCGCGCTGGACGAGCTGCCAGGCATCGCTCTGACGGGTCTGCTCTTCCACGACGTCGCTACTTTCGTAGCCGCTAGCCGTGGGGT